GCGAGGTGCCGGTATCTGTGTAATCTTGTCAGGCATTGGTGCCGCTGATTTGCAGTTCGGCACCCATAATGGCGACCTTTACCGGATCAGTGCCGCTGATTTCGTACACACGGTCGCGCAGTTTTAACGTCATGCCCAAGCGGCGGAATATGGCTCGGGTACCATACTGACCTATGCGCCCCATCGAGACTTGACGCTCACCGTTCCAAGTGTGGCCGCCATCATCCGACCAGCGCAGCATCAACTGCGGGTTAGCGCCCGTAACAGGCGTGTATTCCAAAATAATGTTTTCGCCGCTTTCGGTGTCAAGTATTTGCAGCGATTCTGACCCTAGATATTGATAATCCTCTAGCGCATAGCCGTCTAGGCCAACGCCAGTCTCGCAGTCAATTTGAAGCGAGTGGTGAGCCGTGCGTTTAAGATCGTTGCTACCCGGCGCTAACGCACGCCAGCGACGTAGCCACTTCTGCGTTACGCCAGCGTCCGAGTACACGTCCAAGTCGAACGCATACAACTTGCCGTTCTCGTAATCGCCCAACACCGGCTCGCCGTTAAACCGCGCATGGCAGTTACCACGGTGGCGCGTAAAGTCGCCTTTCGCAAACCCTGCGCGTTCGTGCCACGCCCCCGTAGCAGCGTCATATACCCACGTCGTGTCGGCGTCGGTAAAGTTCAGTACATAGAACGTGTGACCGTCTTGTTGGTAGGTGTAGCCCACCGCATCGGCCAAGTTGCTGTAACCCTGAATGGCAAACTCTACGGCGTGCGTAGATACGCGCACACCTTGATAACCCTGCGCTCGATAAACGATGCCTTGACCGCGAGCGTCTGCGCCTAGCCAAAAGACAGAGTTATCCATCTTGGCGACCGAGTAGGGGGCAATACAACCGATCTCGTTGTAAGCGCCTTGGATGCGGGACAAGGGGAAATCGGCATCGCCCGAGTTGTACCAGACCTCCACCGAGTTCGTGCCAAACAGCCACGCTTCACGGTGGTCAATGATCAGAGAGACTAGCCCGTCTGGTGAACCCTCCGCACTCGCAAAATCCAAGGGGTCAATCGACAGCCCATCCAATAAGGCTGTGACCCATACTCTCTGCGAGTTCGGTTCATTGAACACAAAGTAACCGTCAAGGTAGCCCACATTCACGGCGCCCGGAAAGTCCGGGTCGGTGATCTGGGCAAACGCCAACGTGCTGGTGTTGTAGATATAACTGTCAGGATTGCAGGCTATAAATAACTGCGTTCCGTTGTCAGCAATTGACACCGGGCCGGTGCCCGTCACATCACCAATCTTGTTGGCAACATACGCAGTTGTCAGGCGGTAAAACTCTGTGCCCGACACGACGTACAGGTAGTCGCCAAGGCTGTAGACGCCACGAATAGGGCCGGTGCCCACGGTAGCCTTCAACGTCATGCCTGGGCAGCGTTGCAGGTACGCGGGTTCCTTGCCGCCTTCGGGCACCACTTCTGGATAAAGATTAATTAACAGGTTGTCCGCCGCGTTTACGGACCGGACCACATAAGACGAGCCCAAAATTGGCGTCTTCAATTTTCTTCTCCAAGCATGCGTTTAAACATACTTAGAAATTTCCTGTGAATATATTGAACCTTGGACGGTTGACGATCAGTGCCGCTGGCATTGCCATCAAGTCATCCGGGTTGTTGATGCGCTTCAAGTCGCGCTTGCTGTACATCGCAATGCGCTGCACCTGCGGCGAAGGTTCCACGCCAAACTCGGCTGCGAGTTCGCAGGCCAAGTTAAATCGAAACGCACGCAGGTATCCCGGCGGGAACGCAAGGTTTGTATCTAGCGCAGCAGGCTGAGTCAGCGGGCGCACCGACACAAAGTGAAACTCCAGCACCTTGGTCGGCACCGGATAGATGTAAATCTCCACGTCTGGGTAGGTCATGTTGACCCACATTAACTGTGGATAAGTTGAGGTTACTGTCTTAACGGCAATGTTGTTGTATTGCTCGTTGTTGATCAGTTTGATGCCATACGACACGTTGGTCGAGGCGTCACGGAAGTAAGTTGCGTCATCCATCAGAATTGGACGCTCGGCAACGAACGTACCCGTCGGCCCCATCGTAATGGTGCGGACGTTAGGCTGCCAGTTATAGACTTGATCTTGGGTCGAGTAGACGGCCAGACGCTCCGTACTCCACGAGTCAAGCATCTGGTTGAGGGCAGTGAGGGCGTCCTGAGACGTGGCTGCCGAAGGCACTTCACCTTCTGCCAATTGCCCGATCAGACGCAGCGCACCGTTGATCTGGTCAGCAGCGGTGGTTGCCATGTATTACTCCCGGCGTCGTCGTCGCGCCCTTAATGCGTTATCAGAATTCCCCGATGCCGACAAGTCTGCCGACACCGGGGATTCTGAATCATCCGGGTCAGAGGGGTCAAATTCCTCCCACCCATGCTCCATATCTTCCCGCGCTTCCAGCACCGAGATTGCTACTTTGTCCCCGTGTTTGGGGTGACGCAGGTAGATATTCGGCATATTACGAAGCCAGCAACGGCACCGTGTACCAAGTCGTTGCGTCATACGCCACGAGCAGCATCGAGGTCTTTGCCGCCATGTCGTAAGAAGCATTTGCAGCCAGCGCGTTGATCGCATCGCCAGAGGCCGGATAGACCTTCAGCACCGCGTTCGCCGCATCGGCGTTCTTGATAATCACAACCAAACCAGCCGCAGCCGCCGGAAGGACAACGCCCTTGGCAGCGTCAGCACCCGTCACAAGCGTAAAACCGCCCGCAACAGCCGCCGCCGTACCCTGGTTGCTGCCTGCTGCTGCTACCGTAGCCGACTTAACAAACAAATTGCCGCTTGCCGTGACCGAAGCCGACGACACGCTGCCCGCCGATAGAGCGCCAGAAACGGACGCACTGGCTGCCGTGACGGCACCAGTGACGCTCACGCTCTGAAACTCTGGGTCGGCGTATGCAACACCAACAGCCTGTGTATTTGGCATATCAATACCCCTTTAGGTTAGCCCCCGGCAGGTTTCCCTGCCGAGGGCGTCGCCATTACGAAATGCGGTAGCAGGTCCAAGTACCCGAACCGGTCTTGCGAGCGCGGAAGTGGCCTGAAGTTGCCTCATCGACCTTCATGTTGCCAACCAACGTCCAACCCGTGTTCGTGGCGACAGTTACGTCGTCAGTCGTCGCGTCGATGTTGATGACAAAGAAGTCAAACGCAATGTCAGCCTTGTCCACGCTAACAACCGCCTCAAGGTCAGCGACCGTCGGCAGGGTGAGATCACCCGCCGTGCCGTTGAACGTGAAGAGGCCGTTCGCGAGTTGCGCGGCAGTAGCCGTCGCCGCTGCCGATACCGCCGTGGGAGCGCCCTGCACAAAAAGGGTAGCCTCGCCGACGTTGCCGTCTGTGATTTGATAACCACTAGCGCCATTAGGAAGTGCCATTTTGAATTACTCCGTGAATAAGGTTAAGGGTTAGCCCCAGAGGCGCACGGCCATCTGCGGACGAATCACCGAGTAGCCATACAGCACGTCGATACGGCACGGCATACGGTCGTTGTTGATGTCGTACTGACGGACAACGCGCATGGAGATACCGTTGTGGACCTGACGCGAAGCCATGTCAACGCCCTGCGGGAGCAGGAGGTCAGCCGTGGCAAACGCAATCGCGTCGCGGTGGTACACGAGGTTCTGCGGATACTGGGTGGACACGCCGCCAAGGAACGTCACAGCCGCAGAGTTCTGCGGGAACGAGTTGACGGTCGCCAACGCGTGCGACGAGGTGTAGATCGCCGGGCTGATCTTAACGTTCACGTACTCGCTCGAAGCGGCAGTGATGTCTTCCGTCACCACGAACTGCTGCAACGAACCAGTGGACTCGCGGGTCTGCGGGTTCACAGCGTAGACGTTTGCAATCGTGAACACGTCGCCCTTCTTCAAGGTTTCGCCCGTCACACCGTTCAGGGTGATGGTCGAAGCGCCCTGAGTGGACACCGTGCCCTTGACCGAAACGCTGGCCGCAGCGCGGCTGCCGGTCGTGAACTGCTTGATCGACTGCGACATGTTAAGTTCTTCGAACCCAAGGATGCCTTCGCCAAACATGCCGTTCTTGAACTGCGCCGAGATCGTGCTGACCGGGTTGAACAAGCCCTTCATGCCCTCGATGAGCGCGGCGTTTGCAGCCGGGTTCACGGTGACATAACGCGGCGACATCACAGCGGCGGCCTCGTTCAACTTCTGCTGGGCAGCGAGAAGAACAGCGGTGCTGCTGGGGGTCGTGCCGGGGGTGCCGACAGACTGATAGATACCGTTGAACGAGTTAGCAACGTCAGCGTCGATGCTGGCGGCCAACTGGCTGATACGCGGCTTCAGCACGCGCTCGGCAAAGTCGTCCAACTGCATGGTCATTTCGGCAGTCGTAAAGTTCACGCCGATGTGCTTCTGCGAGGCAACGGTCAACGTGGTGAACTGCTCGTTGTCGTCCTGCACCTGGAGGGCAGCACCGTCGGTCACGAGAGCGCGGTCCGGCAAGCGGATACGCAGCGTGGTGCCGATCTTGGCGCCTTCGACGGCGTAGGAGTCGTCGTACTGGCGGTTAACATTGCGGGTCAGCACGAGATTGTTTTCAAGAATCTCCAACGCTTTCCGCGTGATCATGTCAATAGTAAGAAGTGTATTAGCCACTTTCGTGTCTCCAAAAGAAGTTAGCGGTTACGACGCGCTTCCCACTGCTTAATCTGTCGCTGGCGTTCGCGCTCAATCCACTCTGACGCACTCATGGCCGAAATTGACCGTGGGTCCGTCGTGTCGTAGACCGAGGCGCTAGTGCCTTTTGCCGTGACAGGCTTAATCGGCGGTGGCGCACTGGTTGTCTTTTTTACCGGGGCGGGATTGTCAGCCAACTTGGCCTCAATCTTCCCGATTTCCTTTGCTTGCATATACGGCGACATCCGAGAAATGCGATCAGCCTCGCGGGGGTTAGAGCCGAGATAGTAAGCAATATCCGGTCCTACTTCCGAAGCCTGAATCGTCTGTGCCATCACAGCCGTAATGGCTAGGTTTTGGTTGTATGCGACTTGCTCGAAGTCGTCATACCGTTCCCTAGCCGCTTCTTCACGGTCGTGATAAGCCATCAGAAGAGCCTGCTGCTCACGCTCTGCCTCGCGTCGGGCGAGAAGTTCCGCAGCCTTACGCTCGGCCAAAGCCTCTGCGTAACCCTCCGGGTCTTCTTCCTTGCTAGGCAGGGCGACTGACTCAGCCGGTGTCGGCTGGGCCTTAAGCGCCTGCTCTCTCTCCCACTTGCGCCGCTCTCGGGCAAGCCTCTTGCCGACCATCGCGTCCAACTCTTCTTGAGTGAACGATTTGGCTGGCTTTTCCTCCGGCTGTTGCGTTTCCGCAACGACTTCGGGTTCCGGGGCAGCCGTGACCGCCGGTTCCGGCGCGGGTACTTCCGCTACAACTTCAGGGACTACGTTTTCGTCCGACATAACATTCCTTACGGAAACCTGGTGAAACGCACCAGTACGGTTAAACTTTAACTTACAAGTTGCGCCAATGCAACATTACGGCCCAGCGTCACGCCAAGTGCCGCCGCTGTAGAAGTACAACTTGTTATTGGTGCTATCAACCACCAACGGGGCGGTACTTCCATACGAGGCCGGGGTGCCTGTAGGCGTTCCCGCACAAGTCGGAATGTAAAGAAACCCGTCTGTGGCATTTGTAGCCAGCGCAGATGATCCAACAACTGTTGCACCACGGAAAAAGTTAGGCGCTGTCCCGTTGGAATAGACGTTCCAGCGACCGGTGGCAGCAGGCAAATCGGAGAAAAAGCCATAGTTATTGGCTGCTCCAATCAGTGTATCTCCAGCCCAGAATCCATATTGATTGGTGGGCTGTAATCGAGAGCCGCCAGAAACGGTTGACTGATCTGCAAGATAGTGGGCAATACTGGCTACCGTAAATGCTGCATCTTCCGTATTGGCAGCAGTTCGGAAATAAAACGCCCCCGACGTTGTAGCAGCCGGGATCGTTGCCGTAATACGCAGCCCATACGAAGTTGCCGAGTCACTATTAAGAGGCCCGGAAATCACAACCCTTTCAAGGGCAGCGGCTACTGACGTGCCAAAAGACGCGCGACCCGTGAGTACAGTTTGACCAGTACCGTTCGGCTCAATTCGTATATTTTGGTTAGCGCCATCACGAATCGTGATCTTGCCAGAGTCGACACCCCTTTTCGTGGACAGCACTAAATCTTGTGTGCCCGAGGTTGTAACCTCGTTTGCAGCAGTCGTGGTCATAACAACCAACGACGACTCAAACCCTAAATTGTTAGTACCAGACACTTCGGCACTCATACTCACGCCGGAAACGTCACTTAACATCAACTTTGGCGCATGAGTGTCGTCGTAAACGTTGTTGTTTGCCGTAAGGTAAGCAAAGTAGGGGCTTATTGAATAAGACCGGAAATACACCATGGCTTTTGCGCTGCTCGGGCCGTTAACAATCTCTTTTATAAAATTGTTAGACGCCACCACTTGCGTCATATCGCCGTTGCAATAGATGTCGCAAAGTTCTTTGGTTTTTCCGTAGATGTTGTTACCGGACACCTCAATCGCGCCGAAATACCCATCTCTTGGAAACGCTTGCGCGAAGATGTTAAGCGTCGTGGCTGCGTCCAGAAATACGCGGTTCCCCATCACATACATACTGGGGTTGCCATACCCAGCGCCGCTAGAAATGTTGACGCAGACGCCCGGTTGGTTGCCATCGGTGTACTTAAACAAACACCCGCTAATCATTAACCCGCCAGTTTGCGCGTCCACCTCGACGTTGCCGCCAGCGGTCAAGCCTTCTGATTTGTTGAATTGGCAGTTCTCTACAACAGTCTCAAGGCATTGCGTCTTGATGGATCGGCCATAACAGTTAGCAAAAATGCTAGCGTCACCGCACCAGAACTGCGAACGAACTTTGTTGCCGCCAACGCTTTCATCCGGCACAAAATAGGCTATGCCGTCTTGGTCACTGTTGTAAGCAAGGTCGGAACTGTAGATTTTTAGAACAGTAACGCCACTGAACAACGCTCGGCGGGCAAAAGACGAAACGCTGTACCAATCAATGGCAATACCAGTCATGCCAATAACGCCAGGCGTTCCTTGTCCAGCGGGCAATTCGCAGTCACGCGCACCGCCACCGTAAAACGCTACGGTGTCAAACGACCCACGAATGTGAATTCCGTTGCCGCCGTTAAACGTATTAAGGCGCTTGGCTTGCTCAACGAACAAATTAGTCGCTGTAAAGTTAGGCGCTGGCGTCGGCAACCCGCTAGTGCTAAGAACCTCTAGCACCTTGTTGCAGAGTTTGGAGCCATTGATCGTGATGTCATTGATGTTGTAATCAATAACAACTGCGTTGGTCAGGCGGATCGCATACTCGGTGTGAGCAGCAGGCACATATACAATCGTTGCGCCGTTACCCATCCATATTACGTTGCTTGTGCAGGCTTGCAGAATAGGCGCCGTAATCTTGTACGTCAGTCCTTGCCAATCCACGGGTTTTTGCGCGGCCAAACAAGCCTGGATAGCAGCCGTGTCATCGGCTACTCCGTTACCCACTGCACCAAATTGCTTGGGAGTAATTGCGTTACCAAGCGACGAAACAGTCGTTTTTCTGGTGATTCCGCTTTGAACAAGCGGCACTTGTTCGCTGCCACTTAACGGCTGGGTAGCATCAGGCAGTTGCGAAATCTTAATGGTACTCATCACTTACTCCTTCGGAACCACAACCCAGTTACCGGCTGCCTCGTCCCATAAATACATTTGCCCGTCGTTTGGCATCGGCACCGGAGCCTGCCAGTTGCAGTCAGCATCCAGCGTCCATGACGGGTACGGCTGCGGAGGTACAAAAGCGTCCAAAGACGTGTCGTAGGTGTAGCCGACGCCAGCGTAGTGCTTACGGATGTTGCCGTTATATGAGGTTTGCACCCAATAACCACCAAGCAGGCGCTCAAGGTAGGCAGCACCGATATGCTCTTTCTCGACGCCGTTTGCGTCAGCCGTATCCTTGTTGTCCACCACGACTACGCGGAGAACCACGTTGTTTTCATCCAATTCGCAGAAATGAGCCACTTGGGTTACTCCTTCAAGTGCAATGCGGTCAGGCTTTCTTCCTCGCCAACATAGCCGACCGGAAATGTGTTGAACGCTAATGATACCCGCTCGTCGCCCTGCACGGTTTCGACCATGTGAGTCAGGCTAGACGGAAACAGCATCAGATCGCCCGCACCAACCTCGAACCACCACGAATCGCTGTTGTAAACGTTGTAGTTGTCAGTCGGCAGTTTGACCTGCTGATAACCGTCTTTGTAAAAGTAAATCTTGTCGCGCTCGCGGGCAGCCTTGAGGTACAGCACCCCAGACACGAACGAGTTTGGGTGAGCGTGCTTGTGGTGATACTGACCGGCCTTCGTGTAGTTCAGCCACGATTGCGTCAGACGCAGCGATACGTCGTGTTTCGGCGCGTAGATCGAGCGCAGGTACTCGTTGACGCTGGCCTCAGCAAACGCCTTGAGGCTTGCCATCGTGTCGTGCCGCAGCACATAACGGTCGTCGCTGGTCGTGTTGCCCATATTGCTATGAGTCGGCTGCTCGCCCACAAATGCTAGTTCCTCGGCGGTGTAGTCCCGTCCGAGTTCAAACTTGGCAACTGCTGTGGGGAACAGGTTGTAAGTGATCACGCTGCCGCCTGTTCAATCTGCTCAACATACTCGTCAAACGCCTTCTTTTGCTCGGGCAGCAAAATGGTGTTGATGCTGTCCTCAAAGGCTTTGATCTTTTCAATCGTCTCCATGACTTCCTCAACGGACGGTTGCGGTCGCGGATCGTCCCATCGAGTAAAGCCCAAGCCACCCGTCCACTCCCATTTCGCACCGGGGCGCAGCAGATGGATTGCGGTGTCAATGCCGAGTAATTGATACGTCTTCATTAGAAATTGACCTTGAGAATTACGATGCCGGAGCCGCCTGCGCCAGAAGCGCCTGACGCCGATCCAGTACTAGACGCAGCGCCGCCGCCGCCGCCAGTATTGGCAGTTCCAGCAGTTGCATTGCTTGAGGTTCCACCGGGCGCTGCGTTGCCGCCACCACCCGTGCCGCCTGTTCCTGCGGTGCCGCCGACATAAGTTCCGCCGCCGCCGCCTCCAGCGTACGTTACAGACGAGCCAGAAATGCTAGACGCGGTGCCGTTGCCGCCATTGCCGCCAGTCGTGTTGCCGCCGTTACCGCCAGTTGCAGATGCGCCACCACCACCGCCACCGCCATAATTTGGCCCCGGCTCTCCCGCGCCATTTCCACCGTTACTTCCTTGAGATGGCGAAGTGTTTGGAGTATTTCCAGCGCCGCCTGTTCCGGTGTAACGACCGCCGCCACCTGACCCGCCAGAACCACCCGTGAAAGGCGATGCACCGCCGTTACCAAAACCACCACCAGCCGATGTAATAGTGCTAAATACGGAATTATTACCCGCATTTCCTGATGCCCCAACAGCGGGACTAGATGCCGCAGGAGCAGCCGCACCACCAGCGCCTATGGTAATGGTGTATTCGGTGCCTGCGGTTATTGATAATCCCGTGCCAGTTCGGAAACCTCCTGCACCGCCACCGCCTGACCCAGTTCCATAAGTAGAACCACCACCGCCGCCACCTCCAACAACGAGGTAGTCAACGCTTGCCGCACCCGTAGGAGCCACCCACGTCTGCGTGGACTTGAAGGTAAAGACCGAGGTTGAGCCGGGGACTTCGTATTTGAGGATGACAATGCCGGAACCGCCGGAAGACCCACTACTGCTGGTATTGCCAGCGCCGCCGCCACCGCCTCCAGTATTAGTTGATCCCGCTGCTTGTCCTGTTCCCGTCTTACCGCCCTGACCACCGCCACCTGTGCCGCCGGGGGCATTTGCGCCGGGGACACTAAATGCCCCGCCGCCGCCGCCACCAGCATAAGTTACAGACGGCCCAGATATTGACGAGGCTGTGCCATTGCCTCCAGCGCCGCCAGCCGTAGCCGTTCCAACGCTTCCATTTGCGCCTGCGCCGCCACCGCCGCCTGCGGCAAAATTTGGGGAACCTTTATTAGGACTTCCGCCGTTATTGCCTTGTGAAGGGGATGTGTTAGGGGTGTTGCCGCTGCCGCCTGCCGTGTCAAACGACCCGCCACCACCGGAACCGCCATTTGCGCCAGAAGCCGCCGGAGAGCCGGGATCGCCATTGTAGCCGCCCCTGCCTCCGCCATTTGACGTAATACTGCTAAAGACAGAGTTGTTTCCATTTGTTGCGGTGCTGGTTGTGCCAAGGCCGCCGCTACCGCCACCACCGACAGTTATTGTGTAATCCGTTCCAGCAGTAACGGATAAACCTGTTCCAGTACGAAAACCACCGGCTCCCCCGCCACCATAATTTGATCCACCACCACCACCCGCAACGACGAGATACTCAACGCTAGTAACGCCAGCAGGCGCAGTCCACGTTCCCGTGGCAAGGAATGTCTGGATAACCGTATAAGGCGCTGCACCAGCAACTTTAGCGGCCAGCAGCAGATTCATGATGCCCGACATGGCTTAACTCACGTTGCCAGAGATAACGCAGACCGTACCTGACAGGAACAGTATCGTCGCCACACCTCGCGTTGCCAAAGTCACACTCGCCTTGTCTGCATCCGTACCCGCGATATACGCCGTCGTAATCGTGCAGGTAATCGTCACGTTGCCGGATGTGTTGTTGAAGATCGACACCACATCGCCAGCGGCAAACGTCGCATCAGGGATCGTGATAGAACCCGACGCGCCGACACCGACGAACTTGCCGACATCGCCGACAGCCAACTGGTAACTTGTCGTCTTGTCGCTACCCGACTGCGGGATGTTGCGAAAGCCAACAGTAAAGTTTTCATCTGGCAGCGTTACGGTACGAGCAGCCGAAGGACCGCTAAACGTAATGACTTGGCTAAACACCGGCACCGTTGTAGCGGCATCGGGCAATGTCACCGTTCGATTGGCAGAAAGCGTTGTTGGCGTCAGCGTGACGGCATACGAATTTGTGCCACCTGCGCGACCAGCCAGCACCACAGCGTCTTGCGTGGCAGCGGCTTCTGAGCGCACAGCGCTTGCGGCGCGGAACGTCTGAGCAGCGGTAAAAGTGTTGGCGGTGCCGGTAACTAGGCCGAGCAGGTTAGTGCCGGTCAGTTTGTAGTTAGCGCCAGAGCGTGCAATGACGTACTCGTCGCCTGCCTGGGCCGGTGCGCCTGAACTCAGTGCACTTATTTTGGTATCAGCCATGACTTACTCCAATTCTATTTTGCTGTCGTCTTCGAGCAGCACAAACGAGTCGTCTTCAAGTAGTAAATACGATGCCGCAGGGGGCGCAGCGCCAGCAGGCGGTACGCCTAACGCAATAATCGACCCTAACCCAAGGGCTAAGCCGTTTTGCGGAGCGATGCCGTAAAAAGTGGTCATTAGTTGCCACTAATCGGCTTGGCGTACACACTGCCGCCAGAGGCAACCTGAATTGCCGACACGCGCCACGGAGCGCCCGTGCCCTTCGGCACAATGAACGGCACCGGAACATTAGCCGGGATCGGCGTGCTGCTGGTGGTTGCCGTCACGCCTTCGCCAACGGCGATATAAGCGGCGGTCGTAGCCCACACCACAACACCCTCGACGCCAGCGTCCCAAGTGCCCGTAGACCCGGCAGTCCCCGTATAAGAGGCAGTCTTGGCCGGGAACAGACTGTCGTTCAGCGGGTTAAGTAATTGCATTGTCTATACCTCAAGCCAAGAAACGTAACTTGTACAAAGTGGACAGATACAGAGCGACAATTTCGTCAATAATGTTTTGAATTGACGTTTCTTCCTTGTCGCAAAACTTGTAGCGGTTAGCCTCAATTTCGGCTAACTGGTCTTGCAGAAACTCAACAACATTGCTGGTCTTTTTAGCCGACATTAACGTGATTGGGCCAATCAGGCCGTGACGGCCCTGATAGGCTTCCGCAAACGAGTCAGCCAAATCCACCACGCCGGTATAAAACTTACCCAACGCCTTGTGCTTGGCGTACGAGCGGGTGTTGAGATGCACCGAATGGGTGACATCCCGCGCTAGAAACAACATGCCTACAAAATCAGCCGGTTTCATACCATTCCCTCGCCCATTTGCGGAGTTTCACGTGGAACTTCCGTGGGCATTAAATCTGCGCTTGACATCATACCCGAAATCGTGCCCATAACGATGTCCTGAATCTGCTCTTCAGACATGCCAGCCTGCACGGCGCTAATGCGCTTGGTTTCGGCGTCGTAAGCCTTGATGGCCGCTTCCTGCTCCTTGATACGCAGTTCCGTGGCTTCCATCGACTGCGATACGCGCTGGAGCATCTCCTGCATCATCTGCATTTCTTGGCCCATAACCTCAATCTGCTGGTTAGCGGCCTGCAACGCCGGGTCTTCATCCGGGTCAGCAAGGAGTTTGGGGTCAATCGTCTTAGCCAGACGCTTGGCGATCTCTTGGGCACCCGGCCAATCCATGTTCTTGACGAACAAGTCGCCAGCCACCTGCCAGAGATTTGGGTTAGCCTGGAGAATCTGCGACATGGCTTCCATCGCTTCCTGACGCTTGGTCAGGTAGGACGGGCCAGTCGTTACAGCCACGTCGTACTTACCGACAGACGGGTTGTAAATCTTCTCGATGACAACACCGGCCTGGTCCACGATCTTGCGGACAGGCTCCGGCTGCATCGGGTCAATACGCACCGTGCCCGTCTCGCCGTCAATACCGATGATGCGAGCAATACGCTGGGTGTCGTAAATTTTCGGAATCAAGTCCACCAACTGTCGCGTGACGTAGCGAACAGCGCGGGCCAAGTTATCAACGTAGTGGTAAGACCCCGTGTCGCCCTGTCGTTCACGCGCCAAAATGGCTCTGCCCGAACGCTCGTTAGACGTGGCGCCGAGACTAGAGTCATAGTAGCCAGTGGTGGCCTTGATGTCGTCCGACGCCCCCATCTTAGCCTGAATCAGACCCGTCTGTGCAAGGGGTGGCGCCGCACGTTGCGGCAACGGCAACATGCTGCCAGCGCCGTCAGTTACGTCAGGATTGACCTCAAGGTACGGCCAGTTCTGCGTGTTAGCCGTCTTCCACTGATGCTCGTAGCCCTCGAACTGCCCGCCATAACCGATAAACGGCGCTTTGGGGGCCAAGGCGAGCATTTCCGCCTCTTGGGACACCCAGTAGTTGTACATGCGCTGGGCGTCTTTAGCGTTGCGTACGAGGCCGCTAATGTAAATGCGACCTTCTACTTCGTACTCGTTTCCGACAACGCGGATAACCGGGATGTGCTTACCCGGCCAGTCTTGCTCTTCAAGGATTTCGTAGCCGTTGGTCTTGATCCACTTGATGCGGCGAATGTCCACTTCGCGGCTGCGAACGGACTGCAAGCCCATCATTTCCAACTGCTTGGCTTCGGGTGACCCGGCAAACGCCGTTTGGTTCCCCGGATAGAGGTTTAACTTCGCTTTTTCGTAGTAAGCGTAGAAGTATTCCGCAATCCGAACGGAGTCATCCGTAATCCATTGCGCCAAATTCTCGTCACCAACACCACGCTGCTGGATCGACGAGATTGGCTCGGCGTCAGGAAAATGACGCTCAAACTCCTCACGGGGCATGTCCTCAGTTATGAAACACCACTCGGCATCTGAACCACAGGGGTCTTGGATGTGCGGGTCCATGTAGACCGAGAACGAGTTTCGCACACGTCCGATGCGAATGTCTTGGTCGAAGGTGTTGTCGTCGCAATACTCGGTCAGTATGCGGATATAGCCTTCGCCGTAGGTAACCTGGTTCTCGCACGCGGTGTCATAGGCGACGTCGGCGTCCGAGATGTACTCGATGTGACGGACAATACCGTCAAAAATCTCAGCGACTTCAATGTCCGCCTTGTCATCAACCGGAATGACTTTGCCCGAGGGACGGTTCTGGCGCTGGTCGTTAGTGACCTGCCGAACGTGCTGGGGCAGTTTGTTGATGGTTAGGCAGGGACGCGCATTGATCGTCTGACCCTGCACGGCACCACGGGTTGCCAGCACTTCCTGCGGCCACTGCCAGCGGTTGTCCGGCGAACCTGCCATAAAGCGCAGGTCGTCCAGTTCGCTGTCACGGGATTCGCTATACGCAGTCAGGGACAGCATCATCCGTGTACGCGCTTGCGCTAGGATGTCAGCAGAGTCCTTTCCGCGACGGGATTGCGGCGTGTTGGCGACGTAACCGGCGCCTTTAATGCCTGTAGGGTCTTTAGCCATTATTTGCGCTTCTTTGCTGCTGCTCGACGCTTGACCGAATACGCGATGGCAACGGCCTGTTTGACCGGCTTACCCGACTTCACTTCCGCTTTGATGTTCTTGCGGAAGGCAGCCTTGGAAGACGATTTAACGAGAGGCATTAACCCATCCGTCCACGCGGTTTAACGACCGGAGTCGGGCGGAACGCGACCGTCGTGCGGATCATGTCCTCGTTCACCCGACGCGGACCACGCGGAGCAGGCATACGAGGCTTTTGCATACGAGAATTGGTGATCATGTCGCCAATCGTGGCGCCCGGTGACACACCTACAGGATTGTATTTCATGGCTTATTTACCCTTTTTGGCCGGTTTCTTGGCCGTTTTGGCCGATTGACGGAACGCTTTAGCGGTCGGAGCGCCTTTAGCACCTGGTTTACGCATCTTTTCGCCAGAACCGGCAGCAATACGTGCCCGTTTAGCGTGAATGTTGGCGTACAAGCCTCGTTTTGCGGCCATTAACTGCACTTCCATCGTCTGAGTGATGCCTTGGCACGCTCGGCTGGCCCCTTGGCGTTGCGAACGACCCCTTTCATGCGGGCACAGAAGGACTTTTTACGTCCTGCGTCAGCCTTAGTCTTCGGGTTTGGCGCCGGAGCCTTCAGTTTGCTGCCCGTAGCGCGGTTGTACTTGGCTCTGCCCTTGGCGGTCAGGCCAGCGCCCTTAGAAACGGGCTGCTTTTCGCCGCGACCAACGGACAGTGATACGGACTTTTTAGCCACCTAGGCACCCATCCACGACGAGAGCATCTCGCCGCGCCCATAAGACTTGCGTTCCATTTTAACCCTTGACTCTCGACTTGCAACAGGGTACGCGAAAGTGACCGCCAACGCATCTGCTGCGTCAGGCGAGGCGAGACCCCTAGCCTTCATGTCTTTCTTGGCTTCCAGCGCTATAGCACCCGAAGAGTTCGTCTTGTACTGCGGGCTACAGAGGTCGGACTTCAGCAGTCGTTCGTTCGGTATCGAGGCGGTGCGTAGCCACTGGCGCATGTCGCCCCACATCTCTGCACGCTTGTTCTGCCACATGGCAGGCTTTGACGACTTCCAGCCAAAGTTGACGCCGCGCACCTTGTACCGCTGCTCTTTCAAGCGATCCAAGATGCCGTAGCCGAGGCCACCTTCGTCAAGGACGACAAGCGCAGGGCGGAACTCTTCGATAGCGTCGATTACTCGCCCGACGATCTCCATTGTATCTTCGCCTTTATAGCGCTTAATCGCGACAATATCGCGGCCTTGACGCGCCACAATGACCGTCGAGTCATTACCGCTTCGAGCCGGATCAACGCCCAATACAATCGGAGCAGTTTCATCTTTGTACTTAGGGCGAGTCGCTGCTTCGTCCACCAGGCTTGGAGGGATGAACTGGTCGTCTCCATCGGTGGGGAACTGTCCATACACTTCGATTCGGGCTTGCGGGGAGTCCGCGCCGTACTCTTCGATGATTTGCTCGTAGACCGCTTTGTCGGTGTCTTCGACTTGGCGGGCGTCGATGCTTTGCGTCGTCCAGAAATTCCTTTTCGCGTTGAAGCACTCATAGAAATAGCCCTCGTTTCGGCGTGGGTTGCTAAACGCAAACCAGAAACGGTTTGGCGTGTTTTCAGTAAAGAAGCCTGCGGTCACAGACCAGATGGGGTCAGGGATACCCGAGGCTTCGTCAAAGATGACCATCACGCCGTCGTGGTTGTGGACACCGGCATACGAGTCGGGGTTTTCTTCTGACCAAAGGCGACCTTCGACAGACCAGTAACGGGTGCCTTTCTTAAGGTCGCGCTCAACAAGTTCAGCAATCCATTTAGCGGGCATCACGCGGGTAGCGCTGATCTCAAACCAATGCGAGTTGATTAGGAGCGCTGCCCACTTAGTGATTTCTGCCCATGTGATCGAGCGCAACTGCGCTTCTGAGTTAGCCGACACAATGGTCGTCGAGCCTATGCGCGTAGTTAGCATCCAGAGGATGAGCCACGAGACGAGCGCAGACTTACCGATACCGCGACCGGAAGCCGTAGCCATACGCAAGACTTCAAACGCGGTCGCTTCTTTGTTCTTTTTGATGTGGGCAGATACCTGCCGCAGCACTTCACGCTGCCACTTACGGGGGCCGTGGAAATGCTCTAGCGGGGTGCCTTTCTTCTGCCACGGAAAGACGAGCAGTACGAAAGCCTCTGGGTCGTCCTTAATGGACGGCGACCAGAGTTTGCTCATCAGCAACTCTTCTTCTTCGGCGCTATAGATCGGCAGTTGCACGCTCTGGCTCCAGCGTCAGACGTTTAGCGGGTTCGTGCGTCAGTGCAGGCGGTGTATCCGACACCACTCGACCCTGAATAACGCGGGATTCCGCCTCTTGCAGCGCCGCGATGATACTGATTTGCGATTTAACATCGACTTGCACCTGGGTCTTAGCGACCCACCCATGCACGTGCTGCAACAGAGCAAGTGCTGCCTTGCTATCGCCACCAAGAGCCGCCACGCGCAACTGGTTTGCCGCCTCAAATTCACTGTCAGCACGACCCTTTGCCTCCGCGATAGCAGCCGCCCCATCCATCTGGCAGAGCCTACGATACTCGGTCGGCAGCATGTCCGCAGCAAAGGCTAGGGCATCACCCTTAAGCCCAAGTTTGGCAGCCTCGTAAATCTTATCCAAAACCTCCTGAGAGGCTTTCAGTTCCCGAGGCTTAAAAGGGATCGACCTAAACGTCTCCACGCTTATCCTCGTATTTAAACGCCAGACCGTCGCATCGAGGCTTATCCGTCACCCAACCGTGGACGACACGATGAGCGCACCAAATCTTGTTTTGCGGACGGGTTACTTCGGCAGACCAGAAGCAAGAGCGGCATACCAAAGCCGTGGCAGCAAACTGCGACCACTCCTCTTCCGTCATCTTTAGTGCCATGCGGGGAATGTAACAGAAGGTTTGGCGAGAAGGAAAGTAGCAACGTATGGGATTGTCCCATCGGGAGGCCGCGATCTCCAACTACCGTGGAGCCTGTGTGCCGAGGCGGAAGCGTCTAGGGATACGTTTAGTGCCTTAGATGGTGGAGTCCTTTCCTTCAGTTACCTCTCGGTCGCTACCAGCGCATCTGGTCAGACGTTGCCAGTAAAGGTTACCAAACAATCGTTTATTAGGGAAAGGGGTAAGTAAAGGATGTACGGATGATGTGTGTACAAATTAAAAAAAATTCACAAAATTTTTGTGAGCCTTTCGTAATCGTGACCGGTCACGCCCTGGCCCTACCCCCCCTTCGTTTTGGCACGGGAATTGTTGTGCGTGTACCACAAGCCTGGACGCAAACGATTCTCATGTAGTTATGCAAACGAGAATTGTTTACATGATGTTGTCTGGACGCAACATGTAGCGTTTACGCAACAGCCGATCCTATGTTGCGTGGATGCAACGTATGCGTAGCCAGTTGCTTTTTTGCAACAGAGAGAAGCCGGAACAGAGAGAGGTTAGGCGTGTTAGGTCATTTAGGCTATGCCTAAAAAGTTGTTTCTAATTCGGAGAAATATTTGGCAGTAAGAGTCTTAGCCTAAAACGCATATCCCTCACATTTATTCCTTATTTACTAGCCCTTTACGCTCTTTCCCGTTTCGCCTATTCAAGCGTCATCTATACGGCACAAAGGTAAATAGATGGCGTTTTGTGTCACTATCTCTGTAAAATAATTCTTTACCAACTATAAATAGGTATGTACAATCGAATTGTTTACAAAACAAACAGCGGAGTAACTAACAGTGAGAACTTACGTAGCAACCACACCTCGCCAATTCCAAGGCATCATCGGTCAATACGTCGAAGACGTTGTGTTCACTGCTAATAATAGCACCCAAGCAGCCCGACGTTACGCCTTAGACCTTGTTAAGACGTCAAGCCATCCGAGCCTCGCCAAACTTCGCGCTGCTGCTAACGGTAAGGCCCTGCGATGTTTTAAGACTCAGTTTATTAACGAGTGTCTCGCTTATGTGTCCGTCGGGTTTATCGCTGACGATGGCAGCAAGGTCTACATCCCTTTCGAGTTTTGCATCCTTGAGGATAAGCCTCCGGTTGCCTGCGACCCCAACTTAGCCCCCGGCTTGTGACAATCGTTGTCAGATCGCGACAGCCAGGACATAACACGGAGGAATTAACCATGCATAACATTGAAAAATCCAAGTTCCATAAAGGCGAATATGTAGGTTACGCAGACGGCTGCGTTTTTCGAATTAGCCGTTGCAATAGTTCTTATGGGAATTGGGTCGCCTTCGTCACGCAGGGCGATACGTTCGACCAACACTTTAACCGCCCTCTTTTTGCTCATCGCTTGCGTGATCTCTCGAAGAAGTTGGAAGCACTCAACGTGGTGCAATCATGACCCGCTTATCGTCGCTCACTCTCGCCCTAGCCTATATCGCATCTGTGGCAGGCTACTTTGCCGACGACTACGCCGCGCCGTACCTATTTGTGGCAGGCATATGGTGTGCTGCTACTTCCGCTCTCTTTTTTATTACTAACGATTAACCAGGAAACTAACCATGCAAACAGAAAAGACTTATAACGGTTGGACTAACTACGCCACGTGGCGCGTCAACCTTGAAATCATCGACGGCATCGACGCCCGCGATATGTGGCCGCGTGAGGTCCGAGACGATGACGCTTATAGCCTCTCTAAACAGTTGGAAGAGTACGCCGAAGAGGTAGTGAGCGGCTACGGTCAGGTCGAAGGTTTAGCGATGGACTACGCCCGCGCCTTTCTCTCTGACGTTAATTGGCACGAGATTGCCGAGCATCTGTTGGACGCGATCCGCGATGAGGTGGCCGCATGAGGTACTTTGACGTTGTTATGTGGGCGACCATTAACGAGACGGTGAGCGTACAGGCTAAAGACGCTGACGAGGCCGCCGAGATTGCCCTACAAATCGTTCGTAGTGGCCGTATTGCGTGCTCGTCAATGGACTGGGAAGTTGAAGAGGTCAACATCGGAGACCCATTAGATGTCGCAGAATGAAGCAATCAAGGTCGCCCTGTTATCAGGGCGGTCTCTTACCCCGCTTGACGCCCTGCAAGACTTTGGGTGCTTCCGCCTAGCCGCTCGCGTGGCCGATTTAAGGCGTGAGGGCATGGATATTGAGTGCAGCACCGAAACCACTAACGGCAAGCGCTACGCCCGTTACAGGCTGCGAGGTACGCCCCATGCGTAGCCTATGGCGTCGCCTGTCTTTCTGGCATTGTCGCGGCTTAGATTGGCGGGAAGTGCCGCCACCGAATTGGCATTGCCGCCGACGTATCAACCCCGACTCAGTGTACTGGTGACTTATGCAAGACAAACCACATAGACCGACCATGGCTGAATTAGAGGACCTATTTCGAGCGACTGACGACAACCCGCCAACCCGTGACGAATGGATAAAAGTTACGGCTCGTGCTTTGCTGTACGCATGGGATGAGGGGTTAACCATCCCGCAGTTGCACCCATTCGTAGAGGAACTACGCCGCGCTTTGGATGATCGGCGATGAGCGAATTTTATGAGCGCTGGGGCTTGCCGCCTCGGTATCCAGGCCTAACCCGCTGCACCCGTAGATACTGGATAACGTACCTCGGGCGCTGCATTGACACGGCGAGGGCTACGCTATGGCGGGATTCCTGATAGCCGTAGCCGTCACCGTGTTGTTTTCCGTGCTATTTGACGACTGATAAGGGGGGCGGCGCAGCGGTTTCGACCATGCGCCGCACCTCGCTGTTCGACAGGTGCGAGTGTTCGGGGGCGGTGAAAACGTGTTTCTTGGTGACGTGTTCTTTCGAGTAGATGCGCCCTCGGTCTGTCCATCCCGCATCCTTTAGCGCGATATTGATTGCGGCTTGGTTCACCCTATAACGATCCCCAAGCGCGTTTTGTAAGTCGTTCACCAACTTGTGAAACGGGCTAGTTATAAAGCCGTGCCGGAACACGCCCTGACGCGCTGCGATCATTTCGGCAAGCGCGGCCTCTGTCGGGTTCATTCCAGTCTGTAGCAGGATGGCCTTTGCATCGGTCATCGGCGGAGCGGCTCCAGGATTGAACGCGCTAACGTCTCGGGCATCCAGGTACGCACACACGGCATCGAGGCCGCCCTCAGCATACCATCGCCACAGGCTCGCTGACTCATCGTCCCGCATCCGTGGGACGTGCGACCATAGGACAAACCATCGGCGGTCATCGGCGGGGAGCGCGATAGCGTCACGCTCATTGGAAAACGCTAAAACGAAAAGCCGATTTAAGGCGTAGTAGGGGTGCAAGCCCTTGCGGTTTACCTGTAGCAGTTCGGGCGGTGCGGCGATTAGCGGCTTTAGGTTGTTTTCCAATGCTCTCGGGTCTTTGCCAGCCTGTCGCAGTTCATTGATAACCACGACCTCGGATTCGAGCGCGTAGCCCCATTGGGTCTGTAGTTCGTCCGAGCGCACAATCGCCACGTTGCTGTTCAGCCCTCCGCCAATGGCGTACAGGAAAGGCGTCCACAAGGTGTCCTTGCCTGATCCAGGCAGACCGCCGTGCAGGATCGCGTGGTTTATCTTGCGGTTCGGGTTCTGCCGCTTGTACGCCATCACATCGAGAACGTGGTTGCGCTCCATCGGGTCAGGAATCATCCGCTCGGCATGGTTCAGCCACGGCGATACGTCAGCAAATACGGCCTTCGGCCTAGCGTCCCTCCATCGGTTGCCGTAAACCAGCCCCGCACGGGCTACGAGGGCGGCTTCTCCGGCGGCAAACGTGATGCCCTCTAGGGCATGGCCGCCCATGTCAGCGCGGCTCTCGTCGAACGCGATAGAGGCTTCTATTCGCCGCTTGTTGTGTATCGAGGCGCACGAAACGTGCCGGTACATGGCATTGAACGATTGGCGCGACAATTCGCGTCGCTCCACCATGTCGAAGTAACTGTCCTCACTTCTCACGTACGCAAAGCGGCCAAACCACTGTGCGGGCGTTAGTTTGCTAATGTCGCGTTGTTTAATTTCGTCCAATAAGTCCATTGCAAACCCCTCGCCCGCCATGTAGTCTGCTCGGGCATCGTTAGTTTCTCCTGTTAGAGAGTCCTTGCCCCGCTTCGGCGGGGCTTTTTTTATCCCTGTCGCCGGTTCGCCTGAATCGTGCGCCAAGTATCAAGGACTATCCGCTCTGTCTCGCGCTTGTTCGCCATTTTGCTGTACACGGCTATGGCCGCGCAGTAACGGTCGTGCGCTTCCTTCGTGGCGTGGTGCGTCGCGGCAATCGCTTGCCGCTCCGCCACCGTGCCTTCTGCGTGCGTGAACACGGCTTCCCGTGTCGCCTTCCACGCATACTCCGCACGCTCCGTCTCAGCCTTGGCGAGCGCACAAGGCTCGTCGGTATCAACCAAATACCGCAGTGCCTTTTCTGCTCTCTCGTCGCTAATCATACGCCGCACATCCCTTCGCAATCGTTGTTGAACAAGTCGGTCTGCCCGTGGTCAGCGGCGGTCGTCAGGTCAGCGTCTTTGAGAGGCACACAAGAGCGGTGCATATACTGCGTTCCCGCTATCTTGTTTTGCGTACGAATCACTTCGTCCATCTCCAGCGCATCTGCCCACGCTTCGGGATCGTCACGGATTAGCCGCCACTCATGGTCAGAGTGGTACGGGCAACCAATGCAACTAGACTTTGGCGGCAACGGATAGCCCTTGCGCTCCATCCACTGCAAGCAATCCCACCGGCTCATACCCTTCTCAATCAGCGGCCAACGGTGTTTTTTCCAACCCCACTGACTTGGCTTCATTCGCATGGCTTCGTCGGTGCTAATACCAATCCACGTCTCGCACAACATTCCCTTGGCACGCTGCCTTGGCACAAGACTGAGCAACTCGCGCTCTTTCTTAACGAGCGGCTCAATCTTGTATTCCTTGGTACATTGCCTACGCCCCATCGCACGGTCGCCGTTCGGCATGACCATGTGCCACGGCACGGCGGCGAAGCGTTGTCCAGTTGATTTCCTACGCTGGATTAAATCCTCACGCAGGTTCCCGCGCTGCACTCGATGCACCGGAAACGGCAACTGCTTCTCTAGCCAATCCAGCCATGCATAAACCTTTTTCGGTTCCCAGCCGGTATCGGCAAAGATCGCCGCATCTACGGGTTCTAGTTCGCCGTGGGCAATCATCAACGCAAGCGTCGATGAC